GAAGCAATAGGTGCGATAAAGGCTGACATCAGCAAACAGGTATCTGATGAGGTGTACAAGTCATATTCAGATGTAAGTGCTGCTGTAAAGACAAGGGTCGCCACAGAGGTAGCAAAGATAGACAGGGATAGACTTTCCAATGAAATACGCAAGGAAGCCAAAGAGGCTGTGCTGACTAAGTTCAACAATGATCTGGATGATATTTTGGAGAAGTACAACACAGATTTGAGTAACATATCCAAGATATACCAGTCCATATCATCGTCGATAGCAGCAAACAGTTCGCCCGGTATAGCACGTACCGCGTTGTTATAAAGGAGGACATGCCTATGGCAAGATATTTATACAGAGGTCCAGTGATGGAGTTTGATAGGTGCATAGTCAACAACTGGACAGGGCAGACTGAGGCTCCATCAGAGGCAAAAGCTAAGAGCAATCTTAGTTACCAGTTTAAAAAATATAATAACCGAACAGCAAATACAAAGATAACATTGCCAGGTAAGCTGTTAAAGGTTAGTTAGGAGGAGACTATGGCTGAAGTTAAATTACCAAGTAATTCCCATAGAGCTAGAATCGAGGCAGAGAAAAAAGCTGAAGAACCGAATAAGAAAGAAGTACAGAAAGTTGTTTCTGGAAAGGTCGTACGAAAAGAGAACAAGGGTCGAAAACTCACGGACGCAATCATTAGTGATGACGTGAAGCATGTAAAGTCGTATGTTGTTTTTGAGGTTCTTATCCCGGCATTTAAGAAAGCTATATCGGATATTGTCACCAATGGTATTGACATGATTCTGTATGGCGAGACCGGACATACAAAGAAATCGGGTAGTTTGCGATCGGATTATGTGTCATACAGGTCATATAGTGATTCGTCAAGAGAACGAAGATATGTGGATAGTAGATCTGACAGTGACTACGACGACTTGATATTTGGGCATCGTGGATCAGCAGAAGATGTACTGGCGCATATGGAAGATATTCTGGACGAGTATCATCAGGTATCGATAGGTGATATGTATGATCTGGCAGGTGTTACGTGCGATTATACATACAACGATTATGGATGGACAAGCCTCAGAGACGCAGAGGTGGTCCGCATAAGAGACGGATATTACATAAAGTTACCTAGAGCAAAGGCACTTAGGAGGTAAAGCATGGATAAGAATGATATTTTAGATAAGGCAAAAACCATTATAAATGGTGAACGACAGGGTACGTATGGCAATGCAGAGGATAACTTTGCAAGCATAGCTGCATTTTGGAGCACATATCTTAATACTCCAATCGACAGCACAGATGTTGCCAATATGATGATCCTTATGAAAGTAGCCAGAAACTCAAGTGGCGTATATAAGGACGATAACTATATTGATATTTGCGGTTATGCAGCACTTGGTGGGGAGATTGCTGCTGACAAGGAACTTTTTCCTCGTGAAAAGGGTAAGAAAACATACGATGACGCCGTTGACGCACTGAGACAACACGGCTGTATGCTTTGTAGAAATGTATTAAAGGAGGACAACACAAATGAAGAGTAAATTTTTCTCAAAGATGGCAGTAGCAGCCAATAAAGCTATATTCAAGACAAGACAGCACAGCCCAGAGATATGTATGATCGTGGGAGTAGTAGGTACGGTAGGCAGTGCAATATGGGCATGCGTGGCTACAAGAAAACTTGACGACGTTATGGAGGATTCCCATAAAAAGCTTGATTCTGTTCATGAAGATATCAAGGCTATCGAAGACGGCGAAGAGACAGAGTACACGATGAAGGACTGTAAGAAGGGCCTTACAACTATCTATATGCAGACTGGTTGGGAGCTTACGAAGCTCTATGGGCCATCCATATTGCTTGGCGCATTATCAATAGGTAGCATAGTTACATCTAACAGGATTCTCAGACAGAGAAATGCAGCTCTTGCTACTGCTTATATGACTGTAAATAAGTCATTCAAAGAGTATAGAAACAGAGTTGTTGAGAAGTTCGGAAAAGAAGTGGATCAGGAACTCAGATACAATATCCAGCACAATGCCATGGAGACTGTGGTGCAGAATGAAGATGGTACTCAGACAGTGGTTACGGAGGAATATGATGTCATTGATCCAAACACATTATCGCCATATGCAAGGATATACGAATGCGGGAATACCGGATGGGATGATGATCCAGAGCAGACGTTATGGTTTCTCAGACAGCAACAGAACTGGGCTAACGATAAACTCAAAGATCAGGGTTATCTATATCTAAACGATGTATTTAAAATGCTGGGATTCCAGCAGACAAAGATTGGTCATGAGGTCGGTTGGATATATGATGAAAAGAATCCAAATGGTGATAATTTCGTAGATTTTGGCATATTTGATGTCAATAATTCAGCTACACGTAGGTTTGTCAATGGGTACGAGAAGGCGGTAGTGCTAGACTTCAATGTAGACGGACCTATTACAGATTACGTATGTGCATGAAGAGGTTTTGACTCTTACGGGTCAGGTGATTGGTACAGAGATATATTTGATTACCCTCAGTTGTTTATAGGACGCTGAGGGTTGTTTTCATGTAGGAGGAACACATATGAACAATAAAGTATTGATATTTTCATTAGGAGTTGCGGTAGGTGCTGTGGCTTCTTGGTTTATAGCAAGAGAAAAGTACAGAAAGATAGCAGATGACGAGATTGCATCTGTGAAGGAAGTATTTCAGCGTAAAAAAAAAGAGGAAGTTGAGTTAGCTGAGGAGAACGTAACATACTGTGGTCTTGTGGATACATACGATACCGAGTCAGCAGATGATGATTCGGCGGAAGATAAAGACGACAGTATGCTTCCATATACCATCGAACCTGAAGAGTATGGTAATAAGGCAGAGAACGAGTGCACAGTACTCATGTGGTATGGCGACGATATTCTGACTGATACATATGGAGTGAATGTGGACGACATAGCCAACACAGTCGGCAGAGAATTCATAGATCATTTCGGTGAGAATCCAGAGGAGCCAGATGTAGTGTATGTAAGAAATGATCGCCTTGAGATGGATTATCAGATACTTCAGTGCAACTCTGGAGAGGAGGACTAATGTATTTAGAGGATAAGTTTCGAGAAGATTATTTCAAATGGCTATGTAATATAGTCTGTGGAAAGCGGTTTGGTAGAGAAGTCTCTTACAATAAGCTGCTTTCTTTTTTATATTCTAAGGAATTCTATGCAGTAATGGCAAGAGACGAAAATAGAGCAAGTGATGGTATAGATCTTCGCAAGGAATTCATGTTCGCTAATGGTTATGATACGTCTATGTCAGACTTAGTATCTGAGCCATGTAATATCTTAGAAATGATGGTTGCACTTTCGTTAAGGTGTGAGCGGACAATCATGGATAATCCTCAGATAGGGAATCGTACAGGTCAGTGGTTCTGGCAGATGATATCCAGTCTGGGATTACAGGGAATGCATGATAGATGTTTTGACGTTCGACTCGTACATGAGATAACAGATACATTTCTCGACAGAAAATATGACCGAGATGGCAAGGGAGGATTATTCACAATTCCAAATTGCCGAGAAGATCTCAGACGTGAGGAAATATGGATACAGATGTGTTGGTTTCTTGATAGTATATCGTGAATCAAATAATGAAAAGAGAGGGTGGTGAGTATGTTAGATTTTATGACTATCGCAACCAGATCGCCCAAACGTGGCGAGGTTGAGATATATCCTAAATTCATCATCAAGAAGAGTAAGGATCTCATGATTCGCGGTCAGGATTTCTACGCTATATGGGACGAAGAACGTAAACTTTGGTCGACTGATGAAGAAGATGTTGTCCGTCTCATAGATCAGGAAATAAAAACATATTATGAGGAGAATAGAGACAGATTTACAGATTTAGCAAAACCTATGTATATGTGGGATGCCGATACTGGGATGATTGATAAGTTTCATAAATATTGTCAGAAACAGTCCAGAGATTCGTTCCATATGTTGGATGAAAAACTTATATTTTCAAATGATGCCGCCAGAAAAGAGGATTATGCAAGTAAACGACTGCCGTATCCTCTTGAGGCGGGCGACTATTCATCATGGGATAAGCTATTATCTACTTTATATTCTGAGGAGGAGCGTCGCAAGATTGAATGGGCTATCGGTTCGATCATAACTGGCGATAGCAAGACTATTCAGAAGTTTGTAGTGTTGTATGGTGCTGCCGGAACAGGTAAATCAACAGTTTTGAATATTATTCAGATGTTATTTGATGGATATTATTCAGTATTTGATTCAAAGGCATTGGGTTCTGCTACGAATGTATTTGCTCTGGAGGCATTCAGATCGAATCCGCTTGTAGCAATAGAGCATGACGGCGATTTATCCAGGATTGAGGATAACACGAAGATAAACAGTTTGGTGTCACATGAGCAGATGACGGTAAACGAGAAGTTCAAAAGTACATATACAAACAGTTTTAAGTGTTTTCTTATCATGGGTACAAACAAACCAGTAAGGATCACCGATGGTAAATCGGGTTTGTTAAGACGTCTGATAGATGTATCTCCATCAGGGGATAAGCTCAGCCAAAAAGAATACAAAGAGGCGATGGCAAAAGTTAAGTTTGAGCTTGGGGCTATTGCCTGGCATTGCAAGGAAGTATATTTGGAAAATCCAGGAAGATATGACGACTATGTGCCAGTTGCGATGCTGGGAGCGTCAAATGATTTCTACAACTTTATATTGAGTGCATACCATGTATTTAAGAAGCATGACAGTACAACACTCAAAGAGGCGTGGGAAATGTACAAGTTGTATTGCGACGATGCAAAGGTTCCTTATCCATATTCTCAGAGAAGTTTCAAAGAGGAACTCAAGAACTATTTTAGGGAGTATTCAGATCGTATAGCACTTGACGATGGTGCGAGAGTAAGAAGTTACTACACTGGATTCAGGACTGATATTTTTGAGCGTGAAGAACCTTCGGAGAAAGAGAAAAAAGAAGAGATAAATATTCCAACATGGTTGGGGTTTAAAGAACAACCGAGCTTACTTGATGATGAGCTCGCAGATTGTCCAGCGCAATATGCGTCAAGTAACGAAACACCGACGATATCGTGGGATAAGTGTAAAACTAAACTGGAAGAGCTCGATACTCATAAACTGCATTACGTGAAAGTCCAAGATGTCAAAACTAATCTGATAGGTATAGACTTTGATAAAAAAGGAGATGATGGTAAAAAATCCTTCGAGAGAAATCTTGAAGCGGCAAGTAAATGGCCTGCTACATATGCAGAACTTAGTAAGAGTGGAGCTGGCATACATCTTCATTATATTTATGATGGGGACGTTTCAATGCTTAGTCGTATTTATGATGAGGATATTGAAATAAAGGTATTTACAGGTAATAGTTCATTAAGACGTATGCTTACCAAGTGTAATGATATTCCTATAGCGACTATTAACTCTGGATTACCTTTGAAGGAGGAGAAAAACACGGTAGGAAAAGATAAAATAAAGAGCGAGCGAGGGCTTAGACAGCTGATAAAAAGGAATCTCAATAAAGAGATACACCCAGCTACTAAGCCCAGTATTTGTTTTATACGACAAATATTAGACGATGCTTATAATCAAGGTCTGCATTATGACGTAAGTGATATGTTCGACGCTGTGCTGGCGTTTGCCATGTCAAGTACAAATAATGCAGACTTTTGTATTAAGCAGGTAAAAGAAATGAAGTTCAAGTCGGATGAACCTTCTGAAAATACTGAGGACACGGAGAAACCTATAGCATTTTATGATATAGAGATATTTCCGAACTTATGCTTGGTGAACTGGAAGATTGCTGGTGAAGGAAATCCGATGGTTCGTATGATCAACCCAAAGCCTATAGATATTGAGAAGTTGATAACTGGGTATAGGCTGATCGGATTTAACTGTAGACGATACGATAATCATATTCTGTTTGCAATTATGATGGGGTATGACAACGAGCAGCTCTACAGATTATCACAGAGGATAATAAATCACGATAATAACGCATTCTTTGGCGAGGCATATAACATATCATACACTGATATTTATGATTTTGCATCGTCTACCAATAAAAAGAGTCTGAAGAAGCTCGAGATAGAGATGTCAAAGGTTGCTCACGACCCAAAGTCTAAGATAAGTGATGAACTCAGAAAGTTATTACTGAAAATCAAACATCAGGAGCTTGGATTGGAGTGGGATAAGCCTGTGCCAAAGGAACTATGGGTGAAAGTTGCTGAATACTGTGACAATGATGTTATATCCACAGAGGCAGCGTTCTATTACTTGAAGGCAGACTGGACAGCAAGGCAGATTCTGGCAGATTTGGCAGAGATGACAGCCAATGATACAACAAATACTCTGACTACAAGAATTATATTTGGCAAGAATAGAAAACCTCAGAGCGAATTCATGTATAGGGATTTGTCGCAGCCAGTGAAAGAGCTTCCGCCGGATGTGCTGCTATTTCTAAAAGATACATGTCCGGAGATGATGGCAGCACCACATAATCCGCCGCATGCAGAAGTACCGTTCAAAGAGGACAGCTTACTTCCATATTTCCCAGGCTATACGCATGAATTTGGCAAGTCAATGTACAGAGGAGAAGACCCCAAAGAGGGTGGCTTTGCTCAGGGTTTTCCTGGCATGTATGGCAACGTAGCATTGCTTGATATTGCTTCAATGCACCCACATACAATAATAGCAGAATGTTTATTTGGTGTAAGATACACTAGAGCATTCCGTGATATTGTAGAGGGACGTGTAAGTATTAAACATAAGGCATGGGATGAAGTTGATCAGATGATGGATGGTAAGCTTAGACCGTATATTGAGAAAGTCAAGAACGGTGAACTGAGTCATAAAGACTTGGCAAATGCACTCAAGACAGCTATCAATTCAGTTTATGGTTTGACAGCCGCAGGTTTCGACAATCCATTCAGAGATAATAGAAATGTCGATAATATAGTGGCAAAGCGTGGAGCACTGTTCATGATAGATCTCAAGCATGCTGTTATGGAGCGTGGATTCAAGGTTGCCCATATCAAGACAGACTCAATCAAGATACCAGATGCAACGCCAGAGATTATCAAGTTCGTTATGGACTTTGGTAAGAGGTATGGGTACACATTTGAGCATGAGGCTACATATGAAAAGATGTGTCTTGTAAATGATGCAGTATATATTGCAAAATACAAGTCTCCAGAAGATTGTCAGAAGATGTACGGTTATGTGCCAGGTGATAATACTGAGCATGGTGGAGAGTGGACAGCTACAGGTAAGCAGTTTGCGGTTCCTTATGTATTCAAGACGCTATTCAGCCATGAACCAATAGTATTCGACGATATGTGTGAGACATTTTCAGTATCCAAGGGAGCTTTATATTTGGATATCAATGAGAAACTTCCAGATGTAAGTGAACTCGAGAAACAGCTTGATAAGCTGGAGAGCGATTACAAGAAAGGTAAGGTATCAGATACAATGTTTGAACCAGAGGCTAAGAGACTTGTTGAGGATATTAAGCCGGGTCACAACTTGCAGTTTGTAGGAAGGGTTGGACAGTTTACTCCTATATTGGCTGGTGAGAATGGCGGTGTATTATATCGTGTTGATAACGGTAAGAATTATGCAGCATCAGGATCAACTGGGTATAGATGGCTTGAATCTGAGATGGTAAGGCAGCTCGGAAAAGATGATGCTATAGACAAGTCGTTCTACAGAAAACAGGTAGATGCAGCAATAGCAGAAATATCTAAGTATGGTGATTTTGAGCAGTTTGCTTCGGATGATCCATATGTATGTACTGACCCGCCTATGGATTTTATGTATATTCCACCTGGAGTAACTGGTGATATACCGTTCAAACAGAGTATCGCGTAGATTACAGCCTCTATAATGAGGAGGTGATTTTATGATATTACATTTAATACAGTGGTATTTACTGATTGGATGTGTGGTAGCAGGAATATTGATCATAGTCATGATAATAGCATCAACACAAACGGATTTTGATGAAGGTAAGTTTGGAATGGTTGAGACTATATTGGCGGTTATACTGTGGCCATATTTTCTTATCGTAGGGATATCATCGTTTATTCGTGGTGTCAAAAAAGGCATGAAATAACAATTAGGGGGGTCTAGGGAAACTTAGACTCTCTTTATTTTTTACAAAAAAGGAGAATAAAACAATGGAATTAAAGATTGAAAAGAAAACTGGGAGATTAATAATCGACGATGCAAGAATTATATTTAGGAATTTTGAAGGAAGGGGGGGTGATTACAATAGAGAAGGCGACCGAAACTTCCAGTTAATTATACCAGATAAAGAAATGGCAGATGTACTTGTAAGTAATGGATGGAATGTAAAGATAAAACCTGGAGTTAATCCAGACGATGATCCGCGTATGTCATTACGTGTCAAAGTTAAATTCAATGAGTATGGTCCGGACATATATCTGGTAAGCGGTAAAAATAGGAGAAACCTTTCAGAGGATGAAGCATATTCTCTTGATCGTATGACAATAAAGAGGGTAGATATGGACATTCGCCCTTACGATTGGACAGTAAATGGCAAGACTGGTCGTACTGCATATCTTGATAGGTTGTATGTGGAGCAGGACATCGATAGATTTGCTCAGCGTTTTGCAGAGGAAGAGGCACCTGACGATGAGGATGAATTGCCATTCAAGTAATATATAAGAATAGATCACACGAGACTTAGCGTAGCAATATGCTAGGTCTCTTTTATATTTTAAGGAGGAGATTTTTATGAATATTGTTGTCGTAATTAACTGTAGCGAGAGTAGATGTAGATTCATTCGTGCAGCTAGGGATTGGGTGATGACGCATCCAGTCGATACAACATTATATATTGTTAGGGCTGGCAACAGGGTACGAATTGGACCATATAATATAAATTTTGTATGCGGGGTTGCCGACACAAGAGGTCTTAGAGCAATTGATATGCTGTATTATCATAATTCTCCTACCAGTGCTATGTTGGATTGGGAGGTTGGACATCGGATGGCCCCAGACGGAAAGAAGTTCTTCTTGTTGAGTAAGTTTATGGAAGAAGTATTTCATAGAGTGGAACAGGAAGCAGCTATTTTCAAGAATATAGAATTTGGGCATGCTAGAAAGATGCTACTTAATTCTGTATATGGGGCGAAAGCGGTGAACTATCCAGAAGATTATATAGCAAAGATGGAAGAAGCTCAGGAAAAGGCGGATAACATGCCTTATGGTTTGATTGATTTTTCATTTGCGAAAGAAATAGATCATTTAAACGACGAAATACTTAGACAGTATTGCATTCCTGTCGGCAAAATAATCCCGAATGCTATTGCATATATAAAGGAGGAAAAAACTATGAATTGTGATGTTAGATTAAACATAAAGGATGTTATATTCAGTGATCGAGTAACTGTCATACTTTGGAAGGACGGAACAAAAACTATGGTTAGGGCTGGGGAAAACGATAGGTACGATCCTGAGAAAGGTTTTGCTATGGCTGTTGCCAAGAAGATGTTCGGCAATAAGGGTAACTACTATGAGGTATTCAAGAAATATGTACCAGTAACGTATTATATTGCGGATAAGAAAGATGCCAAGAAAGACATCATGATGACTGATCAGGCTGTTTCAGACGAGGTCGAGAAGGAAATCGTTGGAATGATTGATGAATGCCGGGGACAGAATAAAATATGGCCAGGGCTCACTAGGCAGAAATGGAAAGAACTGGTCAACAAGGTTGCTGAGCGTGTTGCAGATAAGCGAAAGAGAGAAGAAGCTGAAGCAGATTGCAAGAAGAAAAAAGAAGGTATAAGATCAGGCAAATATCCTTGGGGTAAGTATATGACTCCGCCGGAAGATGAAACGAACAACTCGGATGGGGAGGAATAAGATTATGATGTCTGGAAACAATCTTGATACAGCAGTAACGGGCGTATGTGTCGGTTTGGCTGAGACAAAGCAGCTTGCTACCTGTGAGTTCACCTATAACAATGGTGCCGTAGCAAAGGATGCACCTAATGGCGAACCTTTATATTTAGGATTTGTGAGTTTTGCAGAAATGGACATGTTTATAGAGACTTTACAGCGGATGAGTATAGACCTTAAACGTAACCTAACTCACCCGGTTGAAGGAGGTGACAAGCATGAGTAAGGAGTATGACAAATATATTAAAGAGCATAAGGTTGCAGTTATGAAAGCTTATACGTGGCTTTTGGATAATTACGATGACGTGCTCAAAATAAGCAAGTATCCCAACTTGAAAGCAAATCTGCTTAATCATGATACATCAAAGTATTCGGATGAGGAATATGATGCCTATGACAAGTACTTCTATGGTGGGAATAGATCTTATGCAGTAGTTGAAGAGTTTAGGCGTGCATGGCTTCATCATATTCACGTCAATCCACATCATTGGCAGTATTGGGTTCTTATAAACGATGATCCAACTGAAGGCATAGTAGCGCTTGACATGCCTGACGAATATATCATCGAGATGATTTGCGACTGGTGGTCATTTTCATGGCGGTCTGGTGATTTGGCTGGGGTATTTAAGTGGTATGATGACCACAAAAAATATATGCAGTTAAGTGAGCGGACAAGGAGTAGTGTTGAGCTCATTCTAAGCATGATAGAGTATAAGCTTGATTAAAGAGGTGACACAGTGGACGGTGACTAAAGACAAAGAATTTCTACGTCCCCACCAGCAGATAGCCCTTGCCAAGATGCACAATGGTTGCATATTATGCGGAGGCACTGGTTCTGGTAAGAGTAGGACTGGATTATATTACTTTTTTCAGCAGAGTGGTGGTCGGATTGATAAGTCCGGCTATCATCCTGTGAAAAAGAGACCGAAAGATTTATATATTATAACCACTGCAAGAAAACGCGATACTCATGAATGGGAAGATGAAATGGCTCCGTTTATGATGTCAACCAACCCAAAACTAAATAAAACCAACGGCAACAAAATAATTGTAGATAGCTGGAATAATGTAAAGAAGTACTCTGATATTCAGGGTGCTTTTTTTATATTTGATGAGCAGCGGGTGGTTGGTTACGGGACTTGGGTAAAAGCCTTCCTGAAGATAACAAAGTCGAATGAATGGATATTACTGTCCGCCACGCCTGGCGATACATGGATGGATTATTTGCCTGTATTTTTGGCGAATGGGTTTTATAGGAATAAGACAGAGTTTATCCATGAGCATGTTATATATTCGAGGTTTTCCAAGTTTCCAAAGATTGATAGATATGTTAATACTGGTAGGCTTATACGACTCAGAGAGAGACTGCTGGTAGATATGCCATTTGACCGATCTACAGTGCAGCATCATGAAGATGTCTTCGCTGAATATGACATGAAACTGTATAAGTCATTATTCAAAGATAGATGGAATATATATGAGAACAAACCAATAGAGAATGCGTCGGAGTTATGTTATTTGCTGAGAAAAGTAGTAAATAGCGATGAAACACGACAGACTAAGGTGTTGGAGCTGTATGAAAAACACCCTAAATGCATTATATTCTATAACTTTGATTATGAGCTGGAGATACTAAAGAGTATATTTGAGATATATAGGGATGATGACAGGTTTGAACTTGCTGAGTGGAATGGACATGCTCATCAAGAGATACCACATACAGAGCGATGGGTATATTTGGTCCAGTATACAGCTGGGTGTGAGGGATGGAATTGTGTTGATACTGATACGATTATATTTTACTCACAGAACTACTCATACAAAGTTATGGAGCAGGCGGCAGGGCGAATCGATAGACTGAATACCAAGTTTGTTGATTTATATTACTATCATCTGAAGAGTAGGGCCAGTATCGATATAGCAATCAGCAAAGCTATTAACAATAAGAAGAAATTCAATGAAAGCAGATGGTTACATATATAGGAGGAGATGTATGGATAAATTATCGGGGATGTTTTTCTCAGTAAAAAACTGGCCTGATTGTAAGAGCGCACTTGAAAAGGAGTTGTCTCATCTTGTGTTTGGCAATGCCAAATGTGAGCTCTTTGAGGGCCTTTTAAAAATAACCATAAAATGTGGTAATACAGAGTACTGCAAATACTATGACGTAGATACTATTGAGTATATACATTTGGATTACTTGATCAAGATAATAGCCAGTCTTTATCGAGACCATATAATGCACATGTATTTCAAAAGAGATGGACAAGTTTTATTAAATTCGCGTAAGAAACAGCCTCTATAGTGGAGGTGAAATATATGACAGACTATGAGTATATATATAGTATGGCAGTACAAAAGGCGCTAAAACCGAGAATAATCGGAAGTATATTTTGTGCAATCAGGGATGACGTGCTCAACATAATCATCGAAAACGATGGTAAAAAATTTGAGTATAGCATTGATGAAATAACAGAAAAGATACGTACGGGTTATCCAGTTGATAGCGTGGTTAGGTACTGCTATGACATGTATAAGGTATTTATATTAAGTAATTATTTCTATTAACAGCAGAGAAGGGTCTTTGGAAACATTGACTCTTCTTTTGTTTTGAGTCGCGATATTTACAACCTCTATAACGAGGAGGTGATCGATATGACTTACAGACAGAGAGAAACAGCTAGAGAAGTAAGACTTTGGATTGGACAGGTCATAGTGCCAGCGGTAGTAGGTATTACTGGACTTGTGACTTTACATCCGGAGCTTAAAGACAAAGCTAAGATACAGGTAAATCGTATCAAGAACAAATTTAAAAAATAAGACGAGAGGGTCTGGACTGATATTTGGTTCAGGCTCTTTTATTTTTTCAAGGAGGAGATTAGAAATGAATATGTTAGATTGGGCAAGACAAGAAGTTGAAATCGCATGTAGAAAAGAGAACCCTGATAAAAAAGAGGGGGAATTTGATTATGGGTGTGCTTGTTACGGGAGCGCCTTAAAGGCGTTTGAAAGTTTATGTGAAGATGGGCATTCTGGGTTCAGTATAAAAATGACGCAGAGTATCCTCAACAGACTCATAGATGGTCAGCCATTGACGCCTATAGAGGATACGGATGATATTTGGGATGAATGTACACGCCCTAAAGATAATCCAAAAGTGTACCAATGTAAGAGAATGAGTTCGTTGTTTAAAGACGTATATGATGATGGGACTATTATATATAACGACGTAGAGCGTTCGTATTGTGTTGATATTAATAATCCACGTAGTACATATGGATCGGGTCTAGGTAGTCGTGTCATCGATGAGGTGTTTCCTATAACGATGCCATATATGCCGAGTAAGCCGATTAAGGTATATTGTGAATATTTTCTAACAGACAAAAAGAACGGTGATTTTGATACCGTTGGCATATTTTATGCGATAAAAACTGAGAATGATAAGCAGAAAAAAGTTGAAATCAACCGATTCTTCAGAGAACCAGAAGGTGATGAAGAGAGAAAGTGGATTGAGATATCTAAAGAAGAGTATGAGGGACGGAAGAGTAGAAAGTTGTAGAAAGGATGATGTTTATGACTATCGTAGAGTTTGTCGAGGGGTATTTGGAACATCCTCTATCAGATTTGGATAAGCAGTTCGTAGAAAAAACGTATGAATCCGTAAAATACAGACGGCAATCATTCTATATCCCACCACGTGGTAGTAATAGGTCATATTACGTTATATTGCAGGCCTTGGTGATTCTTGCCGTAGGTATGGAACAGGGGCTCATAAAGAAAAGGTAATAAAGGAGTTGAATAATCATGGGAGTATACATAATAAATAAAAAGAAATATGACACTAACAAGATGGAGCTTATATCGAATAAGTTCAGATATGAATATGAAGTAAATCACCAGATTTTTGGTGGGTTTACATGCGTTACGTACGATACCGGACTGTATAAAAGCAAGAATGGTAATTGGCTTGTTGTTTTTGATGGACATGGTCGTGCAGTGACCGAAAAAGAAGCTCAGGATATGCTACTTAAACACGACTATAAGGCATATGAGAAACAGTTTGGCAAGTTAGAGGAGGCGTGATATGCGAAAATTAATCTTATTTTGTCGTAAATACGGGATAGAGGTACGTATGGATTACGACAGTTTGGTAGATGGTCAGCGTTTTGTATTCCGACGAGGGAGAGAGCGGTTTACATACGTGTTTAGCATGAGTGACCTGAGAGAGATGGATGAATGGGTACATATTGAGGATACACTCATAAATTGGGTGCATATTCAGTTTCAGTTAGGAGCAGAGGAATGAAGAAGATATTAATGTGTGTGATTGTCGCTGCATCGTTGGTGTTTTGTATTGGCTGTAGCACAATTGATGTGGCAGATGCAACTGAATCAGACATTGGAAATGTGTTTAACATTGTCGAATCAGGCAAAATGCCTGAATATGGCGAATATGAAGTTTTAGTCGATAAAACAACTAGGGTTATGTATTTTTATACAACCCGACAATATTCAAATACAATAACAGTTCTACTTGATAGTGATGGTAAACCACGGTTATATGAGGAGGAATAGCGATGATCGGAGATTATAAAGAAGTATATTTTCACGAATATTGTAAGACTTGTAAGCATCGAGATATAGAAGATTGGAAGGATCCGTGCAATCCTTGTTTGGCTAACCCATGTAATATCGATTCTCATAAGCCTACATATTATGAGAAAGATGAAAATGCAAAAGAACAGAAGTAGCAAGGTTTTGCATATTTAAGGAGGAGTTTTTATGCAGACAAAGGAGAAGAAAAGAAAGAATTATGATATGCATAGACATAGGAGTCTTGAAGAGGATGCTCTTATTAGCGAGAAGATGCAGCTATTGCACGATTTTTGCATTGTCAACCAGTTTAATCATAAAAAATATAGAGAAAAGTTTGAGAGAGCCTTAGCAAATAGGCCAGCTGGGGTTAGTGCAGTGGCCGTTATAGAGAATCTTAGTATCACCATTATAGAGGAGGAACTATAAGTATGCAGAGGCATTTGGTTAGGCGGTTTAAAATTATATCTGGAGGAAGAGGGGAAGCAGAAGCGTCCGTTAATAAGCTTCTATCCGATCCAAAGGTAGAAAATATAATACATATTGGAGATACATGTGTGTTTGATAAGGCATACAAAGTACTACATTCTATTTATATTTTGTATGAAGTATGGGAGGAGGAATCCACATGATAAAAACTATAGATAAGTACAAAGAAGTTGATGCTGCAAATGTAGCTCAGTTCAAAGAAACTGGAAGAGTAGGACGATACGACGGCGATGATCTGTATACTTGTGTTATTTGTGGTAGGAAGACCAGTATAGACGGTTCGTATTCAACAAGAGGGCATAATTTGATATGCAGTGTACATTTATTTTTGCTTAATGGTAACGAATACAAAGAACTTAGCGAGTTTGTATGGGGGAGGTGCTAAAAATGGATAAATTTGAGACTGGTCAGGTCGTAGTTACAGCCGGGGTTGCCGCCAAGATGGAACACAATCCTGGTTTTATTAAGTTTATTCTTGTGTCATTCAAGCGGTATGAGACCTGCGACTGGGGGAATATACGTCCTGATGATGCAAAAATGAACGATAAAGCCGTAAAAAATGGTGATGATCGTATTTTGGCGATGTATGAAGATGAAAAATACGGCAAAATATGGATAATTACCGAGTGCGATAGGAGTGTCACGACGATTTTGTTCCCTAGCGAGTACTAATATTGCATATTTTCCTAAAATTTTCGCGTAGTTTACATGCTCTATAGTGAAAGAAAGGAGTGGTAACTATGTTACGAAAATTAATAAGTAATCATTTTATAGAGAGGTCTAGTGAACTTGTAGCTAGAGGTGGCATTGAAAGTATGAAGCAGAGTGCTAAATACATGAGAATGGCACTGATATTTATGAGTGCAGATGACAGGATGATAACTATAAATGAACAGTGGAAAAATGTAGCACAAAGATAACTTAAAATTAGAAGAGGGTCTTCAAATGAGGATTCTCTTCTTTTTATTTTTAAGGAGGAGATAAATATGATAATACACAACAGAAAATTGAAGGATGCCACGTTAATAAAAGTCGGAATAAGGTCTGGAGGGACCAAGTATCAGTTATGCCTTGTTTATGAGGAGAAGGATAATTTAGGAAATCTCCACGAGATAACTTTGAAAGGTGTTCCGTTACCACTTTGCGATAATTTTATGATTACCGAAAATTATTATGAACCAGGCGCAGTGTCAAAATCAGTTATCAATGTAGGATACGGTGATATTACTGCGTGGGGGTGGAATACTCATAGTAACATGGTCGACACTATAGTCGAATATGCACCGACTAAGGAAATGACCATTGAAGAGATAGAGAAAGAGCTTGGGTATAAGGTCAAAATTGTAAATAGGGAGGATACGCCATGAGCTTAGACATATATGCGATGTATGAGAAAGACATGAGGATAAAAGCAGGGAAGGCGTATGACGCATTTTGGTATGAAGTTCGTACACAAAAAGGGCTAGCTATTCGTCCATGTGATTATGGTGATTATGTTTTGCAGAAGAAAGGGCGGTGTAGGCGAAAGCGATGATACAAGTGGGTAATAGCGGATGCAAGCGAGTATGTAGGTGTAACGACTGTAAGGTTGTATTTTTGGCTGGCATGGACAAGATATATTCCATCCATCATGAAAATGGATGCTTGCTTAGTCGTTGGGTACATTGTCCTCAATGTAAGAAAGCTATATTGCTAGATAAGCATGAATACGGAAAGCCCGATAATAATTTTATAGAACTACTATATTTCTTAAAACAGAATCAAATAAGGAGGAGATAAATATGGCGGCACATGATAAGTATGATAAGAGACTTCTGGAAGGTATTGAGACGATATCCGATAGGCTTGACAAAATCGAGAAGAAGATGTCTGGGGAGGGTGATCAAGAGAGAAGCGTGATTTTACCAGCTTTGTATAGCTTGGCAAAAGAGAATAACTGCTCGATATCTATAGACATTTACCCGAACAATTGTGTGTTTTTGAAGGTTCGTATTGGCTCAATGAAACAACTTGAGCTTGGGGTAACTGACAGCAATTGTTCTGAAGAGAAATTGTTAAGTATATGTACAGATATTATACGCACGGCAAAGGAGAGAATGGCGGATGAGTGAAATAAAAGTATACAGAGTCCCACAATATATGAGTAAACGAGTAAATGTCATTTGTGTAGATGGGGTGCCAGTATGTACTGCTCGTGGTAAAAAGACAACCAGCGATATTGTAGCTAAGTTGAGTGGATATGACGTTGAGATAAAGGATGGAAGGGTTAACAAACTAATAGACATATACGCCGCCAAAGAAAATCCCGTTTTGTTCGTGGAGAAAGTATGCGGGTTGGAATTACTCGAATATCAAAAGGTATTACTTCGACAAATGTGTGGGAAGGAGGAAAAAGAAAAATGTCAGAATTAAAAATCGAGGTACCTTTACGCCCCTGTTATGTGACGGCCGGTGACGAGGAAGTAAAGGCATTATTTCATCGCTGGTGTGATACCAATACGTCACCGATTTATGGAAGACAAACAATATCAATATCAGCGATTGTTGAACTTGAGGATGGGACTATACACACGGTATATCCAGAAAACATCAAGTTTTTAGACGATCCATTTTTAAACTACATATTCCCGGACAATGAAAAGAAAGCAGTGTATAGAGTTGAAGGATACAACAAAGACAATGATGTTTATGCAGCATATTGGAAAGGCGAAAGTTTAGAACTAGCGAAAGCAATTGCTACTATCTTAGATAATATTGCAATGAAAGATGAGCTTGTTAAGTATTCTGGAAAATTAGGGTTAGAGAAAGAGCCTATTGATTGGGTTCAGGTAACAAATAGAAATGATGAAATAGTGTATCTACCTAGAGACCATTATTGTAAGGAGGAAAAAGAATGATTAATTTAGAGCACGTGGTTCTGGCGAGTCCAGAGCAGATGGAATTTGTGATAGAGGGCATGAGGAATCCTATGAATTCATGGGATAAGAGTGATAGTAGTCATGGGCATTATTTTCGTAGAGAAATCGGCGAGCCATGTAATCGGTATAAGATTGATGATCCTACAGAAGAAGACTTAAAAGGTGAACGCGTAGAATATGTTGAGGGATACTTTGAGTTGGGTAACAACGACCACTCTCTCATGCAGAAGCTCTCAGATGCAGGTACAGAGCATAGGAAGTATATGCGAATGATTCCTGTATATGTGAGAATCACAGCGCCTTTATATTGGTAGTTCTTTCTGCCAATGAAACACTTTGCCTGCTTATCGGCAGGGGTCATATTTTATGGCTAACGGGGAACCACCCATTGGAATCCCGTGGGAAACATTTCAAACACACATATAACTTTTGAACTAAGAATTTATTATTTTAAGGAGGCAATTATTATGGCATTTGATAAGATTATTGAATTACTAAAATCTGATGATTATAAGAGTAGAGCTATTGGAGAATATTATTTTGTTAAGGATAAATATAATAAACTCCATTCGATGATCATAAAGAGAGAGGCTGGTAAGCTTGATTTTAAACCGAAGTGTCCCATGGAGCAGTGGAAATCACAAGCAAGTGCTATGGGGCAATATTTGTACCAGCTTGAAATTAAAGCCGAGATTGAAGGCTATAGTTTAGATTTGGATTAAAGTTTTATATTTAACATGTGTGTTTGAAATGAACCTGTAGAGACTATCCCCTATGCCTTCTGGGCGGGGGAGTAGGGCTACTATTGATACGTAGCTGGGTTTTAGGAAACGAAGCTCATGAAAACCGAAATGGTGTCCTCACTATTTTTAGTGGGTAAAAGATAGTCCATTAATGGGAAAGAATTTGATACATATAAGGTAGGTACTGTGGCTAACAGCTGTAGTACCATGCATAAGATTCAGGAGAAGGAGTTTGATCGTGGTGATTTTAGTTGTGAGCATTTACTGAATATGGCTAATAATGATGCAGGAGATGCTCTTTTCCTTAATGATGCAAATAACATTAGGGTAGATGGTGATGATCTGCTTGGCTTAACGATCAATGTTCTTAATTATTACCGAAGAAGGTATATTGAAACTAAGCTCAAACAGTATTGGTGGCAGATGATACAGCTCCTTCCAAGCAGCTACAACCAGACTCGTAATGTCATGTTTAATTATGAGGTATTGGCTAATATATATAGGCAGCGTAAGAATCACAAGCTGGATGAGTGGCGAGAGTTCTGCAAGTGGATTGAGAGTTTGCCATATTCAGAGCTTGTTACTGGGGAGGTAAAAGAATCGATACCAGAAACGACTGGTGATATCAAACAGGTGTTTGGTATTCTCAAATCAGCTGGCATTAAGTTGACTAAAGAGCAGTTAGAAGAGCTACGTAAGAATGGAGTATTTTGTTATCCTGTTGCGGATTCAAAGAAAAAGGAGACCGAAGAGGGCACAGATCAGACAGACTCTTTTCCTATAATCGTTGGCGAATGTGCGAAAGTCTATGATACCAGAGAATATGCCAAGGAACATCCCGAGTGGGGTGAGAAGATAAGGAGGATGGCTCATGAAGATAATAATTAGTATTGTAGTGGTAATGTTTTATGTAGTGATCGGTTGTTTTATATCAAAAATGATGGATGAAGAGTATGATCCTTTATATATTCTATTTTGGCCGGTAATGATAGCCTGTCTCATTCCAATTTGGATTGTGAGTGGGATATTGGAAGGTTTTGGTTGGCTAAGTAGGAGGTTGAGGAAACGTAAAAGCGTGTATGCTCGCATCGATCAGAATATTGAAAAGAGATGGGTGTCCGAGAAAATGCTAGTAAAAGAGTGGCGGCATAATTCTGATGATAGTCCATACGGTCAACTATTAAAGGCAAAACAGGCTATAGAGAGGACACGAAATATAAATTTTAAAGACATGTCCGAATATATAGCAGCCCATAATAATGAACATCCTGAAGGTATTGAGAGGATAAAGGGTATAGATAATATTGAGGATAAAATTACAAAACCATTTCATGAACTATTGGCAGGTACAGAGGACGATCTCAAGGTTGCTGAATATATGCTAGATAAAGAGCGTCGCGCCCTTTTAATTACTATGATGTATACCGTAGGAAGATTATCACCGGATGTCGAATGCCTTGCCGAAGAATGGGCAGCAAAGAGAAAAGCCCTTGATGAAAGGAAGGTTGCAATAAATCGTGAGAAAGGAGCTGATAGATATGAGCAGGATTAGAAAAAAACTGGCGGGAAGGGGTAAACGTCTATTAAATATACAGAGCCCTAGTCTTAGAAAGAGGTCAAATCTGAATCCACGGACCGAGAAAACCAAGAAGGTCATGCATTTGATGGTCACTAGTCTGTGTGATAGGGATTGTAAGTATTGCTGCAACAAGCAATACGATCTGAATAGTATTCCGTATGCCACGGATGAAGAACTGAGAGAGGTGGAGACATTATGTCTCACGGGCGGAGAGCCTTTTGCTTATACTAAGCCGAACGCAATAGCATATCATTATAAGCATAAATACCCAAATATAATGCGCGTGATCGTGTATACGAATGCTTGTGAGTTATGGTTGCCATTGATTACTAATCATACACCTCTAGATAATATAGACGGACTTAATATATCGATAAAAAATTTAGGTGATTATCAGGTGCTTGATGATATTATCCGGAATAAGGAGGTATGTTCATTACCACTCAATCGTATATACGTGTTTGGTGATAGGCTTTATGAAAAGATAAATAGTCTCTTAACAGAATATGACAAGCTAGGGCGTTTTCAGGTTATCCGTCGTGAATGGCAGGAAGATTTCAAGCCAGCAGACGATAGTATATTTAGAAGAGTTTGAAGGAGGTTTTACTATGATTTGGACAATTATATTTGTAGTGGTTTTGGTGGTATCGATCGTATTATCTGTAATTGCATACAACAAATATATAGATTGGATGCTTATTATAGGTGCTATATTTATTACGTTGTCGGGTGTGGGTGCAATCTTTTCGCTTGTTATGATAGTGACGAATCATTATGCAATTGACAAAACGATCGCTGTAAACCAGATGGAACACGATTCCATAGTAAAAGAGATAGAGGCTCTTGAACAGGATACCGATGAGAAAGTATCCAGAGTCACAGTAATTAAAGATGTACAGGAATGGAATAGTGCCATATATTCACAGAAATACTGGTCTGAAAGTCCTTGGACAAATTGGTTCTATAGCAAGGAAGTGGTTGATTCACTTGAGTATATAGAAATGGAGGAATGATATTTATGTCAAAAGCAATGAAATGTGATAGGTGTGGTAAGTTCTATGAGAAAAATAGAGTAAAGTGGAACTACGGGGGCTCTATTACTAGGGGGATAAATGTAGTAAACAACAATAATCTCATAGCAGTAGAGTGCGATTTATGTGATTCATGTATTGAAGATTTTCGAGCATTCATGGATCATTATGATGATACAGAGGAGGACAAAAATGGAGAAGAAAGAACTGAGTGAGACCGCCAGATCGGTTTTGCTGGCTGTTGCGGTGATAATTGATTTTGCGCTGATGATTACGTCATTGGCGCTTTATTTATTTTATTAGAAAAGGTTAGGCGATAAAAAACATGGATATACGGAAAAAGACTGTAAAAGCGACTTTGAGGGATGATGAGATTAAAAAATTACAGGAGCAGGTCTTGCAGTTACATAGGGATAAGACAGCTTTGATGAGTAAGTGTAAGACTCTTTCACGAGGGCTTGCCTGCTCTTTTTGCAAATTCAGGACCGAGTGTTTATATGCAGAGAAGAATGGTGGTGATGAAATTGCGTAGGGATGGGCATACAGTGATGAGGGCTTATATTGTATACGATCAACATAATAATGGTAGTTGTGCTGGGATCATGAGTGAAGCGCATTTGGCCAGGTTTTTGGGAATAACGCGAGGTAGTATACGTAGACAGTTGTGGCGCGGTGACAAGCTATTTCTGAGAAGATACGAGGTTGTCAGGTGCTGGATTGATCCCGACGATTATGAGTATTTGCAGGTTGATGATAATGTAGCTGAATAGTATAATAGTCTTATATTTTCAGAGGAGGAGATTTTTATGAAAAAGAGATTATTTATAGGTTTGGTAGTCGGAACTATGTGTGTTGGACTTGTTGGATGCGGTGGTGATAGTAGTAATACTGGTTCAGCTGATAATGGTAGTAGTGCGAATGTCAGTACGGAGAGTGAGAGTGAAGGTGATCAATCTATGTCGGATATTTTACCTGATATTGCAGAACTATATAGCGATAAAAATGTATCTATCTTGAGAAATTCAGAGACAAGCTATTATGCCTCCCTTAGTTCTGCAACAGTAGCTGATTTCAAAACATATATTAACCAACTAGACGGGACTATATTTACAAACCAAGATACATATTCAACAACCGACAGTGATGCATTTGCTCGCTATTATGATGCAGACCATAAGTATCAATTAAACATCGGATATGATACACAAAATGGTGGTGAAATGGTTATAACTTGTGATGTAATACAGAACTAATTGCCAAAAATCTCTGCCCACTTTTGCAAAAATATCTGGGCTTTCGCCCGATTTTGTGGGTGATTTGCCCATTTTTGAGGTAGTAGCAGGTCCGAAAATTTTGTGAAAAATGGCCATTTGCCCACTTTTCTGCCCACTTTGCCCACTTTTAAAAACAAAAGTGGGCAGCGAAAAACCTAGTATTTATGCGGGTTTGCGGGGGTTCTGCCCACTTTCCCACTTTTTTTCTTAAATTAATATGAAAAAAATATTATATAAATATAAATAAATGGGAAATAAAAGTGGGCATCCGGGCAGAGGACTGTTTTCAGCAAAATTTATCATCTCAGAAACGAACTTTACAAAGTTATAATGTCTTATAGAATCTCTTTAGTTTTTACAGTCGTCAAAGTATAATTGCAGTATAGTTAGTAACTAGTAGACGGAAGAGTAAAAAGTTAAGGAGGTTTTTGGATTATGGCATATTTTGAAGACGAAGATTTATATTATGGTAATGGTGTGATGTGCAGTACATGTCATGAAGAAATGGGTTATGACGAAGACAACCATGTCTACAAATGCCAATTTTGTGGAATAGTTCAAGAAGAGGACGACTTGTGGGATGATAATGGAAATTTAGATTATGATTATCAACCGGCTGTACGTTGCCCAAAGTGCAGAAGAGAAATCGGATATTCTCATAGACAAGAACGATGGATATGCTTAGATTGTGGAATATCTTATGATGAGGGTGACTTAGCAGAGTTATCTCAAAATCCACCAGAACATATGCCAAGAGGTTGTGTTGCTTGTGGTAACTCAGCATACCCAAATTGCAAGACAAGCTGTGACGCATTTGATGATTAGTGATTCGCGAAAAATACATCTTCTATAATGAAACTATTGTTTAATAACGAAAGGAGTAACATTATGGAAGAGAAAAACACACGAACTATTGAAGTTAATTGTGCAAACGCTAGTTATTTACACGGAGAAATAACGGGCATAATACTAGGTGTAATACGAGATGGTAGTAGAACAGCTATCGAAAAGGAATCGCACCCAGAAGATAATGCAAAACGTTATACATTCAGATGTACAAACGAAGAGTTTGCATTGATAACATCAATATTTGAGGATGTGTTATACACAAGACCAATGGTTAGATATAAAGTTATAAAATAGTATCAAGAACCGGGAGGCTCAGTATAGAAATATGCTGGGTCTCTTGTTTTTTGCTGCAAGATTAAGGACCCAATACAAAAAAAGCTGTACTGGGTCCATGAGGGATAAAAACCTTAATCAATTTAATTATTAACTCCACAATTTTTAGACACGGGGGCTTGGTTTGTGGTAACACTCCAAGTCCTGAAAAGAAAATAATAAGGGCATACATTACTCGTCATCAGAAGTAGATTCAGACTCTTCACAATCAACATCAACTGTATCAGTTTCTGGGGCGGGTAATTCGTCTTTATGAGCAATACAGTATTGTAATGTTTTCATTATTTCTTTTAAGTTTTTTCTATTTTTTATCCCATATATGATTGTCGGGATACCAATAATAGCCATAGTAATACCCCCAGTTATCACAATATCAGTGTAACGTGTACTCTTTTCTATATCTTTTACAAGCTGATCTGGGCCGCCATGTTCTTTGGCAGTTTTTGATAACTCGGCATAAGGCCAATCTCCATTTTGGAGTTGTTTGCGAATTTTCTTATTATTGCCCATATCGTTTCGCCTCCTTTCTGTTAAGTTTATGTATTGATTATACAAAAGCGCTTAATGGTAATACAGAGGAGTAGTGAGACAATATGACACATATCGGTTAGTATTTGCGCAATTCGCGGCAAATACATTCTGTATTATGACATGAAAATTGTTATATGAAACATAGGAGGAGATAATTATGACAAAGTTGACATTTGGTGCATGTGTAAAGATTGGTTTTGGGATAACATTAGGTTGCCGATTAGTAGATGAATTTTCAGAATTCCTAGCACCGGTATTACGAAAAGTATTCGGTGATGGGTTATGCCGATTGGAAGCATACTACGGAAAAAATAATACAGTTATAACAAAATTCAAAGAAGCATGTATTTACAATGACAAGGAAGAAGATGCTTATAAGAAACAGCCGATAGGTTTTAAGGTAACAAATAAACATGATTAAAAGGGGGGCGCCTCTATTACAGGGGCTCTTCTTTTTTCGCGGCAAATACATCTTATATAACGAGATAGAAACTTTTTAATGATTCAAAAGGAGGATTTTATTATGAGTAATTTTAAAGAGAAAGCTAAGGAAAAGTATGAGACAGCGAAGGAGTATGTTAAGGAGCATAAGGAAGATATTATAGTCGGTGCTGGTTCTATGGCAATAACATTATGGAGCATATTGGTTATACATAATGATGGTTATAGAAAAGGTATTAAAGACGGAATTTGTAAAGGATGCACTTTACAGAATGAATACGACAAAGCTGTTATAGACAACGCTTTGGAAATGAACAAATACATTAATAATTATGACAATGAAGAAGACAAGTAAAAAAATAATCTATCTCAATCGGGAGAGTCGTTAAATTTACAACGGCTCTTCTTTTTTTTTGCGCAGCAGATACAAACCCTATTATTTTTGCTCGCGGCAAATACATCCCCTTTTATAGAGAGAGAGGTAAGAAGCGCCATATTTATGTGTGCTTCTATTTTTCTTTCTGAAAATGAAAGGAGGAATGTTTTAGTGACACCTGAAGGAAAATTCAAGGCGGATCTAAAAAAAGAAATTGAACATCGGTTTCCAGGAAGTATGGTGATACATCTGGATGCCACAGAAAGACAGGGAATACCAGACCTGCTTATTTTGTATAGGGACAAATGGGCAGCACTGGAAGGTAAAGAGAGCAGAAGAGCAAGCCATCGCCCAAATCAGGATTACTATGTAAACCTTATGGATAAGATGTCATATGCTGCTTTTATTTACCCAGAGAACAAGGAGGAAATTTTAGATGAACTTCAATCAGCATTTGAAACTGGAAGGCCTTCACGCGCCTTTCTCGGCTAGTAAAAGCTCGTGGCTCAGGTATGACGATACCAAAGCAATTGAGGTGTATCGAAACCTGAAAATGGCACAGATTGGAACAAGGCTCCATGCATGGGCTAAAGAAAAAATAGACATTGGGATTAAACAGCCTCGTACAAAGAAGACTCTGAATGCATATGTAAATGATGCAATCGGGTTCAAGATGAGTACAGAGGTTGTTTTATTTTATTCTGAGAGATTTTTTGGCACAGCGGATGCCATATCTTTCAAGAATAATGTATTACGAATTCATGATTTAAAGACTGGTAAGTCTGGAAAGATCGAAGACCATATCGAGCAGCTGGAGGTTTATGCTGCTTTATTTTGTCTTGAGTATCATGTTGCTCCTGGCGACATTGAGATGGAACTCCGGCTATACAAGCAGGATGAAGTGCTGGTTCATAATCCGACAGCAGAGGAGATTGCTCCGATCATGGACAAGATAATTCACCTCGACAAACTTCTTGAAAAGTTAGAAAAGGAGGCTGCTTAAATCATGAGTTCAATTTCAGATGAAATAAAATCGAATTTGGGATGTGGTTCAGAACCTGTAGATGCTGAGGTTCTTGAGCATTACGGAATGCCGAGACGTTCTGGCAGATATCCTTGGGGGTCCGGAGAAAACCCATATCAGCATGGCGATGATTTTTTGAGTAGAGTTGAATCACTCAAGAAAGATGGCTGGGAAGAAACTCCGGATAATATAAGAAATACCTTTGGTATGACAACAACGCAGTATAGAACTGAGAAGTCTCTTTGCAAGGATGAGAGAAGAATGCTCGATGTAGCAAGAGCTAAGTCACTCAAAGAAGATGGCCTTGGTGCTACAGAGATTGGAAGACAGATGGGTATATCTGAATCCACAGTCAGATCACTACTCAATGCAGATTCTGAGAGTCGAATGAAACAGGCTAGGAATGCTGCTGATTTCATGAGAGAGCAGGTTGATAAGAAGGGTATGGTTGATGTTGGTAAGGGTGTTGAGCGAGAACTTCATATTTCAGAAGAGAAGATGAATCAGGCATTAACTATTTTGGAAAGAGAAGGATACCATATATACAATGGTAGATTCCCACAGGCAACCAATCCAAATCAGATGACAACACAGAAAGTTCTTACCAAACCAGATATACCACATTCTGAAATATATGATTTGGATAAAGTTAAACCTTTGACGGACTATTTTTCGACAGACGATGGCGAAACGTTTCATCGTAAATTTACATATCCAGAAAGTCTTGATTCAAAGAGACTTATGATTCGGTATAACGAAGATGGTGGCATCGAGAAAGATGGTGTTATAGAACTTCGTAGAGGATGTCAAGATCTTAGCCTTGGTGATTCCAAATATGCACAGGTTCGTATCATGGTAGATGGTAAGAAATATCTCAAAGGTATGGCAGTATATTCTGATGATATGCCAGATGGTGTTGATGTTATATTTAATACAAATAAAACAAAGGACGTTCCGAAGATGGAAGTTCTTAAAGACATCAAGAGCGATCCGGACAATCCTTTTGGATCTCTTATAAAAGATGCTGACCAGGGGGGACAGTATTGGTACAAAGATGCTAAGACCGGAGAAGAAAAACTGGGTCTTATAAATAAAAGAGCGGATCAGGGAGACTGGACAGAGTGGAAAAATGCACTCCCATCGCAGTTCCTTGGTAAGCAGTCTGTAACGATGGCAAAGAAGCAGCTGGACCTCGCCAAGGCTGACAAAGCAGCGGAGTATGACGAGATTATGTCCCTTACGAATCCTGTCATAAAAAAACACTATCTTCAGAAGTTTGCAGAGGGTTGCGATTCAGCAGCGGTTAATCTTCAGGCAGCAGCACTTCCAGGACAGAGGTATCATGTTATTATCCCATTTCCAACAATGAAAGACACAGAAGTGTATGCCCCCAACTATGAAACAGGGACTAAGCTGGCACTTATAAGATATCCACATGGCGGAACATTTGAGATACCAATACTTACTGTAAATAATAACCATAAAGAAGCTAAGAAACTTCTTGGCGGTGATGTTCAGGATGCTATAGGTATCAATAGTAAAGTGGCAGAGAGATTGTCGGGAGCAGACTTCGATGGGGATACAGTTATGTGTATTCCAACACATGATGCTGGTGGAAAAGTTAAGATCACGTCTACCAAGCCGTTAAAGGGACTCGAGGGGTTCGATCCTAAGGTTGCCTATGGCGGCGAGTGCAAGGTAGATAGCAATGGAGAGAAGCACTACTATCGTAATGGTCGTGAGTACAGGATCATGAAGAACACTCAGACCGAGATGGGAATGATTTCAAATCTGATTACAGATATGACACTTGCAGGAGCTGGAGAAGATCAGCTTGCAGCAGCAGTTAGGCATTCAATGGTAGTTATTGATGCTGAGAAACATAAGCTAGACTATAAACAGAGTGAACATGACAATAACATTTCAGCTCTTAGAAAAGAGTATCAGCCTAAATACGATGAGAATGGGAATCTTGTAAGAGCTGGTGGCGCTGCTACAATCCTTTCGAGAAGCAAGGGTGAAACGTCAGTACCAAAGCGACAAGGTACACCAAAGATCAATCAAAAAGGCAAAGATTGGTATGACCCAAGCAAGCCTGAAGGTGCACTCATATACAAGACCACTGAGGACCTGTATTATCCTAAGCGATCCACGAGTAAGTCAGGAGTGGTTAGTATCAAGACCGCATCCGGTGAGATCATCAAGTATAAGAAGGACGACCCAGTAGCAGCAGAGAAGTATACCCCTGTTAAGCATATAGACCCCGTGACCAAGGAAGTAACCTATACCGATAAGACGGGGACCATAGAGTATGCAAGGGACTATAAGAAACAGCAGAGCACTAAGATGGCGGAGACAGACGATGCTAATACATTAGTGTCCAAGGCTAGACATCCTATGGAGCTACTGTATGCAGATTATGCTAATAGCATGAAGGCCATGGCCAACCGAGCTCGACTGGACTATGTAAATATAGAAAATATAGCTATGTCAAAAGAGGCTAGGAAGAAGTATGCATCAGAGGTAAAGAGTCTGGAAGAGAAACTTAATACTGCTGAACTCAATGCACCAAGGGAGCGTGCAGCACAGAGAAAGGCCAGTGTTATTGTTGGCGAAAAGAAAGCAAACAATAAGGATCTCAAGGTTAGCGATATAAAGAAGGCATCTCAGCAGGCTATAGTTGCCAGTCGTGTAGATGTTGGCGCATCTTCAAGAAGAGACAGAGAAATTAACATCACAGACAAAGAATGGGAAGCTATTCAGGCTGGTGCCATAACTAATAACATGCTTGTTCGTATCCTCAATAATGCAAATGCTGATAAGCTTAGAGAAAGAGCAATGCCAAAACAGACTTCTGAATTAAGCACAGCAAAAGTTAGCAGAATCAAAGCACTCGCAGCGTCTAACTATACATTGCAGGAAATCGCAGACAAACTTGGCGTTTCAACATCAACAGTTTCAAAGTATTTGAAAGGAGTAAAGTAAATGGCAGACAACAATGTGAATGCAAACAAGCGAGTTGCTATTACAACTTTTGACAATCCTTTTAATCCAATTACTGAATTCAATGATTGGAATAACTTTGACACAGAAAAAGGTTATTATACATGCAACTATCTCGGAAGAATTACCCACATTTCTGATGGAATGTCTCAGGTTGAATATGATAGAGAAGTTGAACGTGCAATAGACAGTATAATCACTTCAGATCCATTCAATCTCTATAAAAAAGTGGAAATGGAAGATAATGCAGCATAAATGACGTGACATAGAGGGCGAAAAGACATAGGGGGGGGCTGTAAAAATGCACCCCCTCCCGTCATCGCCAGCCTCCTTAAAAATTCCCCGGGGGTATATTTGGAAAAACAGCTTAGATGATATTTGCAAGGGTTTATGGGATAACCTGTGGTGGGACGTAGATACTCCTCCGTCTATATACAAATCCCTATAGTAAAACTCCTTTCAAGTTTGCATATTTTTTGTTCGCCAACCATCCGTGAACAGGCCCCATAAGTCCTTACAAATGCCATCTAAGTGTATAACAACATATTTGAAAGCAGGTGATTGCATGGCAAAGGTCAAGAAAACTACCTCAGAAGAGCCTAAAAGTTTCAGACCTGCACTTACACCCGAGGCGAGGGAAAACCAGATCATATCTTTAGCCATGAATACTGCCGAACAAAGAATACGTGATAATACGGCTTCCGATACATTGGTATGTCATTTCCTCAAACTTGGCACATCAAAGTATCAGTTGGAACTTGAAAAGTTACGATCAGAAGAAAAACTGAACCAGGCGAAGATAGATAGCATTAAGAGTTCAGAAGAGCAGGATGAACTTTATAAACAGGCTATCGCAGCTATGATGGACTACTCTGGTTCTGGAGAAGTAGGTGATGACTACGATGAAGATTAGAACATATTCAGAGCTAATCACCATACCGACATTTGAGGAACGATTTGAATATTTAAAGCTATCTGGTATTGTGGGGGAAGGCACATTCGGATTCGATAGATATTTGAATCAGGATTTCTATAAATCAAAAGAATGGCGCAGTGTTAGAGATAAAATAATTATTCGAGATAATGCGTGCGACTTATCTATGCCAGGTCATGAGATTGATAAGTATATTCTTATACATCATATGAATCCAATTTCTAAGATAGACATTCTGGAAGCAACTGATATTTTGCTCAATCCAGAGTATCTCATTTCGGTAACAAGAAACACACATAATGCAATACATTACGGAGACAGGAGTCTACTTGTATCTGAACCAATTGTCAGATCAAGATATGACACTTGCCCGTGGAAGAGATAGGAGGTATATATGGACGATAGTATCTTAACATCCGTCAAGAAGCTCCTTGGTATACCAGAGGACTACGATCCGTTCGATAAGGATGTAGTAATGCACATAAACACTGTGTTCTTTTCACTTAATCAGATAGGCGTAGGCCCGCCAAACGGTTTTGTCATAAGCGATAAGACAACGACATGGGGTGAGTATCTAACAGATTCTACAAATCTTGAAGCTGTAAAAAGCTACATCTATTTAAAGGTGCGTCTACTTTTTGATCCACCTACCAGTTCCATAATAACCGAATCCATCAACAGACAAATAACAGAACTTGAATGGCGACTTAGTGTCGCTGTCAAATAAGGGGGTGATCGTATGAGCTATTATATAATCCCTTCTGACACATTAGCTCACCATGGGGTTCTTGGTATGAAGTGGGGAGTACGTAGATATCAGAGAAAAGACGGAACCTTGACTACTGCTGGAAAGAGGAGACTTCGTACAGTGGAAAACAGAATGGCTGATAACACAAAGAAATACAATCGTTTAGCAAAGGAACATGATCAGCTTACGAATTCAAAATCCAAACCGCTGTCGGTGGAAGAACAAAAAGAACAGATTCTTAAAAGTAGATCAGCGAAAGAACTATATAAACATGCTGATCTTTTCTCGACTAATGAGTTAGATTCTGCATATCGTAGGTTGGTGCTTGAACGGAATATCTCATCCCTAATCCCAAAAGAGATAGGTCGTGGGGAGAAATTCCTTGATTCGTTTAATAAATGGAGTAAGAAGATGAACGACGTTACTTCAAACAGTATAAACGGATGGAATAACTTTGCTAAGATTTATAATACTAAAAAAACAGGTGACGAACGACTTCCTATTATCGGTGAAAAAGAAAAAGATAAGAAGAAGGACAAGAAGACCGATAACGGGTAGGTGATGTCATGAGTTTATCGAACACCGCGACGCCTATTTATTATGGTCAGTTCCGAGATGATGTCATAGCCGGTAAAATTCCTGTCTGTAAAGAGATAGAGATGGAAATGAACCGAATCGACGCGCTCATAGCTAATCCTGGAGTTTACTATGATGACCAGGCTATAAACGGTTTTGTACATTACTGCGAGAACGAATTGACACTCACCAATGGTGAGGATCTACACTTGCTGTTCACTTTTAAGCTTTGGGCAGAGCAGATATTTGGTTGGTACTACTTTGTCGAGCGTAGTATATATGTTCCAGGTAAAGATAATCATGGTGGCAGGTATGTGAAGAAGCGTATAAAGAAACGACTTGTCCGAAAGCAGTATCTCATAGTTGCCAGAGGCGCAGCTAAATCTATGTATGCATCATGCATCCAGAATTACTTCCTCAATGTCGATAAATCAACAACGCATCAGGTCACGGTTGCACCAAGAATGGCTCAGGCTGAAGAGGTCATGTCACCTTTCAGAACTGCAATAGCTAGGGCTAGAGGACCATTGTATAAATTCCTTACAGAAGGATCATTACAGAATACAACTGGTTCAAAAGCTCGTAGAGTTAAGCTGGCAAGCACCAAGAAAGGTATTCAGAATTTCTTGACCGGATCGATTCTTGAGATTAGGCCAATGAGTATCGATGCTCTTCAGGGAATGAGAATCAAAGTGGCAACTATAGATGAGTGGTTGTCTGGTGATGTACGTGAAGACGTTATAGGTTCTATTGAACAGGGAGCTGCTAAAGAGCAGGGTGACGCAAGCACGAGCAACAACGATTATCTCATAGTGGCAATTAGCTCAGAGGGAACCGTCCGTAACGGCAGCGGTGATACAATCAAAATGGAATTGATGTCGATTCTCAAGGGCGAGTATAGTGCGCCACATACATCAATCTGGTGGTATAAACTCGACTCCATCGAAGAAGTAGCAAAGCCAGAGATGTGGCTCAAAGCCAATCCGAATCTTGGTAAGACAGTAACATATGACACATATCAGGATGATGTTGAGAGAGCTGAAAAAGCCCCAGCAACACGTAATGATATTTTGGCAAAACGTTTCGGTATCCCTATGGAAGGATACACATATTACTTTACCTATGATGAGACACTTCCACATCGTAAAAGAGATTTCTGGGAGATGCCTTGTTCTATGGGTGCAGATCTATCACAAGGTGATGATTTCTGTGCTTTCACATTTTTATTCCCATTATCAACAGGGGCTTTTGGTATAAAAACCAGGAACTATATAACTGAAAAGACATTATTCAAACTCCCTGCGGCTATGCGCCAGAAATACGAAACTTTTATAAAAGAAGGCAGTCTAATGGTAATGCCAGGCACAGTACTAGACATGATGCAAGTATATGATGACTTGGATAGTTACATTTGTCAGTGTTCTTATGATGTAAGAGCTTTCGGTTTTGATCCATATAATGCGAGGGATTTTGTAGAAAGATGGGAACGTGAAAATGGCCCATTCGGAATAGAAAAAGTAATACAGGGAGCGAAGACCGAGTCTGTACCACTTGGCGAGTTGAAAAAATTGGCTGAGGACAGGCTTCTTTTGTTTGATGAAGAGCTTATGACATTTGCTATGGGTAATTGCATAACTCTCGAAGACACAAATGGCAATAGGAAATTATTGAAGAAACGATATGAGCAGAAGATAGATGCAGTGGCAGCTATGATGGATGCCTATGTTGCATACAAGCTTAATCGTGAAGCTTTTGATTAAGGAGGGTATGAATGGCAACATATAGATTACCCGAAAGGGTGAAAAATGGTTGGAATGCATTTATGAATAAGGATCCAACATTAGGATACTCAGCGGGAGTCAGTTATTCGTCACGACCTGATCGTGTGCGATTAACTCGAGGGAATGAACGATCAATAATAACTTCGATATTCAACCGAATTGCAATAGACGTTGAACAAATAGGATTCAAACATTGTCAGTTGGATGATAATGGTCGGTTTAAATCCGAAAAGAATACGGGACTCAATGCATGTCTTACCCTTGAGGCAAACATCGATCAGACAAGTCGATCTTTTATAAGAGATACGGTTCTTACTATGTTTGATGAAGGAGTTGCGGCAGTTGTTCCTGTGGACACACTCTATGATCCAACTGATACCGATTCATACGACATCACATCCATGCGAGTCGGTAAGATCATGGAATGGTTTCCGTATAAAGTTAAGATTCGACTATATAATGAGCGAACCGGTAGAAAAGAGGACATTATCCTTCCCAAGCGTAACGTTGCGATTATAGAAAATCCGATGTACGCGGTAATCAATGAGTATAACTCAGTCTATCAGCGTCTTGCTCGTAAGTTAAGCCTTTTGGACATAACTGATGAGCAGACAGCATCTGGAAAACTCGATCTTATAATCCAGTTACCATACATCATAAAAACCGAACAGAAGAGGCGAGAAGCAAATCAGAGACGTCAGGAAATCGAGGATCAGCTGTCAGGATCTAAGTATGGAATTGCCTATGCAGATGGCACCGAAAAGATAACACAGCTTAATAGATCTCTTGAAAACAATCTTTTAAAGCAAATAGAGACTCTTCAGGAACAGCTTTATGCACAGTTAGGCATTACCCAGAGTGTTCTCGATGGCACAGCAGACGAGAAGACCATGCTGAACTATAACAGCAGAACTATAGAACCTATTGCATCAGCAATCGCTGATGAGTTCAAACGAAAGTTCTTAACAAAGACCGCCATAACACAGGGGCAGTCAATCACGTATTTCAAAGACCCATTCAAGTTAGTCCCAGTCAGCAGTATCGCTGAAATAGCAGACAAGTTTACCAGAAACGAAATAATGACGTCAAACGAAATACGTCAGATCATCGGCATGATGCCTTCATCAGATCCAAAGGCGGATGAGCTTATCAATAGCAATATCGCGCAGCCAAATAAAAATACCCCACAGGATTATACGGAAGAAATACAGGAAGGAGAATATCAAAATGGATAAATACGATTTTGGTGGTTGGGCTACACGAAACGATCTCTTGTGTAGTGATGGTCGAATCATAAAGAAAGATGCGTTTAAAGACCAGGATGGCATGACGGTTCCTATTGTCTGGAATCATGATCATGATTCAGTGAACGCCGTATTAGGACATGCCGTGCTTGAAAACCGAGATGATGGTGTGTACGCGTATGGTGTTTTTAACAATACCGAGGAAGGACAGCATGCAAAGGAGCTGGTCGAGCATGGAGATGTAAGGTCTCTGTCTATATACGCGAACAAGTTGAAACATGCTGGATCTAATGTGGTTCACGGAATCATCAGGGAATTGAGTCTGGTACTAGCAGGGTCTAATCCAGGGGCAACCATTGATTGGGCAATAGCACACGGTGATGGAGAAGATGATGCGTTCGCTGCAAATTACGATATTGCAGGTTTAGTACTCTATCACTCAGATGACAAGACAGAAAAGGAGAAAACAGTGGAGGATAACAAGGACACAAAGACACCAGAGCAGTCAGAAGGTAAGTCTGATGACGACAAGACTGTAGAGGATGTCTATAACACACTCAACGATGATCAGAAGAAGGTTGTCGATTACTTAGTTGGATTGGCAGCTTCTGGTGCCGACAACAATGATAATAAAGAAGGAGATGGAGAAATGGGAACAATCAAGCACAATGTATTTGATCAGGCAGAGATGTCTGAGGGAACAGCGCTCACTCATTCAGACGAGGTAGCAATCATTAGCGAAGCTAAGAAGACCAGTGTTGGTTCTTTCAGGGAGGCACTTAAAAATTATGTTGCCGCACATAAGGACACACTCGCTCATGGCGCCTTTACCAACGAAGACGTAGAGCAGCTCTTTCCAGAATTCGAGTTAGTAGAGAAGGGGGAGCCAAATACTCTTGAGAGGGATCAGACATGGGTTGCCTCAGTAATGAGCAAGATTCATAAAAGCCCTATCAGCAGAATCAGAACCAGAAATGCTGATGCTAGAAAAAGAGCCCTTGCACAGGGATACCAGAAGAAGGGTGATCATAAGACACTTACAAACCAGATTAAGCTTGTAGGTAGAACAACTGATCCTCAGACAGTTTATATCAAGGATGAGCTTCAGAGGGACGATATCGTAGATATTACAGATTTTGACGTAGTTTCATATCAGTGGAAGCTTATGCGACATGCTCTTGACGAGACACTTGCACTTGCAGCACTTGTTGGCGATGGTAGAGATGATGGTGACCCAGACAAGATTCACGAAGACCATGTTAGGTCTATTTGGAATGATGATGACTTCTACTGCATCAAGCAGGATATAGATATAGCTGCTGAGAAGGCAAAGCTCCAGGGAACCGATACATCTGTGAACTTTGGAGATAGCTATATTTATGCTGAGGCAGTAGTTGAGGCAGCTCTATTTTCAAGAGAGAAATTTAAGGGATCTGGTACACCGGATTACTACTGCACCCCACATGCACTCAATGTAATGCTTCTGGCTAGAGATCGCAATGGTAGAAGAATATACAACTCAAAGGCAGACCTTGCCGCAGCACTCAATGTAAATGAGATCCATACCGTGGAGCAGTTTGGTGGTCTTGTTAGAGTTGATGATGGGGGTAAGAAGCATAAGCTCCTTGGTATCTTTGTAAATCTGGCAGATTATACATTCGGTGCTACAAAGGGCGGAGAGGTAACCAAGTTCGATGACTTCGATATCAACTTCAACCAGTATTTATACCTGCTTGAGACTCGTATATCAGGATCACTCACAAAGCCATATTCAGCTATTGCTCTTGAGGAGCCAGTAGCTTAGTCGATGAAAGGAGATAGGTAAAACATGGATAATATTTTCATGAATGTTACAGATAAGAACATAGCTGCTAGAAAAGTTTATACAAAGGTGGCTGACACATTTGCATATGCAGATGCAGACTGTACTGAGAAGATCAGTGCAGCAGATCTTCAGGATACATTCATCAAGGGGATGATTATTGTTGATACCGCAGGCATTCAGTATCTCCCTGTATCATGCGAGGTCAAGAAAAATGTTGCTACAGTTACATATGTAACTACAGATTCAACTACATCTACCACAGCTAAGCTGGCAACAGTTAAGTCCGAGTAGATCAGATAAGGAGAAATTCAAAATGGCTAAATGGTATGGTGAAATAGGGTATTCAAAAACTGTTGAGACTAAATCCGGGTACTGGGAAGAAAAGATATATGCCCGTAATTATTATGGTGATGCCATGAATAATTATTATCGAAGACAGTCATCTGGAGAGAGTGTTAATCGGAACATCAAGTACGATGTTACCCTGTCTATACTGGCAGATCCACGCCTCATTGAGAATTGCTCAAACATCATATATGCAGAGTATATGGGTACTAAGTGGCAGGTCGATAAGATTGATGCTTCTCAGTACCCTAGACTTTTTTTGACAATCGGGGAGGTGTATACAGAAGATGAGCAGACTTGAACTGCACGCCCTACTCGTTGAGTTATTGGGCAGTACGAACGTGTATTACGAACCCCCTGAGACGTTAAAAATGTCATACCCTGCAATTAGATATCAAAGAACAAACATACGGAGTAAAAGAGCTGACAACTCAAATTACTCCGTTTTTTATTGCTATGAAATAGTTGTGATTTCCAAAGATCCAGATATTCCGGTGGTAGAAAAACTGCTTGAGGTGCCTTACTGCACCCATGACAGGCATTATCGGGCGTCTAACCTTCATCACAACGTATTCACACTATATTGTTAGAAAAGGAGATAAAACTATGGCAAATAAAGCAATGGTTTGGGATGCAATGGGACAGAAGTTTTATGAGACAGGCGTATCCAAGGGTGGATTATACCTTCAGGATGAAACTGGTGCATACCCAAATGGAGTAGCATGGAATGGTCTTTCTTCAGTAGCTGAGAACCCATCAGGCGGAGAAGAGACTAAGATCTATGCAGATAATCAGAAGTATCTTTCGCTGTATTCAGCAGAGGACTTCGGAGCTACAGTTGAGTGTTATACCACACCAGATGAGTTTGATGCCTGTGATGGTAAGAAAACAATTGCAAAGGGTGTAACAATCCGTCAGCAGGACAGAAAGACATTTGGTATGACTTACCAGACAATCCTGGGAAACGATACCAAGAAGGATGAATATGGATACAAGATCCATATTATCTATGGAGCAGTGGCAAAGCCATCATCCAAGACTCACTCATCAACAAACGAGAGCCCAGAGGCATCTACAATGTCATATGAGCTTTCAACAACACCAGTTGCTGTAACGGGCAGTAAGTCTACAGCATACCTTGAGATCTCAAGTGTTGATGTTGGAGAGGCAGCTATGGCAGCTATCGAGAAGGTTCTTTACGGCGATGCAACCACAGATCCAAGACTCCCACTTCCAGACGAGATCGCACAGATCATCACAGAAGCACAGGCAGCATAGTATTCTGTCTGCAATAATGAATTTTTGTAGCCCCCAGCATGTCAGATCAGATGTGTTGGGGACTTTTTATTAAGGAGGAAACAATATGTTAAAGAGGACATTTGAATATGAAGATTATGAAGGAAACAAGATCAAGCAGGATGAATACTTTCACCTTAGTGAAGCAGAGCTTACAGAGATGACTCTTTCAGAAAAGGGTGGTTTAGATAAGCTTCTTCAGAAGATCGTAGATGCAAAGGACACTACCGAGATTATCAAGGTGTTCAAGGAGGTTATCTGCAAATCATATGGTGAGCTTGCCCCAGATGGTAAGTCATTCCGTAAGACAGATGAGAAAGGAAATCCGCTTTATCTTAATTTTATTGCGACACCAATGTACGATCAGCTTTTTATGGAGCTGGCTACTAATGATGAGGCAGGGGCGAACTTTATAAACGGTATCATGCCTAAAAAGGTGTCAGAGGAAATGAAAAAAACAGCTATGAATAATACGGCAAATGTATTAGCAAGCGTGTAATAGAGAGGTGATCCAGAGTGCTTCAGATTACTGTACCGAAAACTGAAATATTCAATGAGAATACAAATCAGTTTTTGTGGATTCCAGAAACCACGATACAGATGGAGCACTCCTTAGTGTCACTTTCAAAATGGGAAGAGAAGCACCACAAAGCGTATCTCGACCCAAAACTTCAGCACTCGGCAACAGAAATACTTGACTATTTCAAATGCATGACAATCACAAAAAATGTGAAAGATTCAGTGTTTCTTGCTTTATCTCAGCGAAATATAGAAGAAATCTCTTCTTATATTAATGACCCCATGACCGCAACAACATTCAATGAAATGACCACGACCAAAAAACATAATAGCAAGTTCATAACATCAGAGTATTTATATTTCTGCATGTTTAGTCTTGGTGTTCCCATTGAATGCGAGAAATGGCACCTCAATCGATTAATGACATTACTCAAGATATTCGAGGAAGAGAACAAACCACAGAAAAAACGGTCGGAAGCAGAGACTCTGAATTACTATGCAAAGCTGAATGCTGAAAGAAAAAGAAAATGGCACACGAAGGGGTGACCAGATAGGGGGATTGTATGGGTGCTATTCAGTTTAAGCAGAAAGGTGACTTCTCAAAACTTACGAGTTTTCTTGAACGAGCCAAAGAAGGAATACATCTTGGAAAGCTCAACAAGTATGGCAGAGCTGGGGTAGAAGCATTGACTTCAGCAACACCTGTAGACTCAGGAGAAACCGCCAACTCATGGTATTACAAGATAGAAAACCAGAACGGAACAGCTACAATCTCTTTTTTAAATTCAAACGTGAATGAAGGGGTTCCGATAGCTGTGGTACTGCAATATGGACACGGAACCGGTACTGGGGGCTGGGTAGAAGGAAGAGATTATATCAATCCTGCTATCCGGCCTATTTTTGACCAAATAGCAAATGATGCATGGAAGGATGTGATAAGTGGATGAGTAACACAATCGACGAAAAAGTTGTTGAGATGAAATTTGACAACAAAAACTTTGAAACTAATGTCAAAACAACCATGACATCATTGGATAGATTAAAAGAAAAACTTCAGCTTAGAGGTTCTGAGAAAAGTTTTCAAGCTATAGACAGCGCTGCCAAGAGCGTGTCATTTGACAGTCTCATATCGAATGTTGAATACCTCAGGAAGCGATTTTCAGTTATGGGTATAGCTGGAATGCAGGTTGTGCAGAACCTTACAAACACCGTCATGACATCTGTTACCAAAGCAAAAAACTTTGTTGAGCAGGCTATATCAGGCGGCGGTCTCAGCAGAGCCATGAAACTTGACCAGGCAAACTTCAAGCTTATGGGATTGTTGGATAATGATGCAAAACAGGTAGCATCGATAATGAAAGATGTCGACTATGGTGTGTCGGGAACTGCGTACAGTCTTGATGCAGCGGCTAGTGTGGCGGCACAGTTGGCAGCGTCAGGTATGCGGGCTGGTGACGGCATGAAACATGCATTATTAGGTATATCCGGCCTGGCGACAATGACTGGAAGTAGCTAC